TATTTTCACGGACCCATTTCATGGAGTAGTACTTGCCCACTAATGGATCAATCTCACCAGCAAGTCTAAGACGTTCAGTCATAATTTCTGAATTTTTTAGCTCAGAGAAGTAATTGTCTTCTTTGAAGTCATAGTGAATTGTGTTTCTCATTTGTTCCCAGTCTGCCCTGGAAAGCACACCTTTCAATACAAGCTGAATCTCCAAAAGACCATCAAACAAATGAGTAAATCTGTTTCTAAGACGCTGTACAAACTTGTTGAACTTAATTTCGTCTCTTGTAATCTCAGAAGCTCGGCCAAGATTAAACTGATTATCCGCTTCCATACGAGTAATTGGTACATTGAGAGACTTGTACAACTTTCGACGGAAGTAATCTACGTCTTCCATTTCACCAAGGTTTTGTCCACCTGGCAAAGTCGTTATCTCAGTGCCTCTACCGCCCTCTCTGCGCGGTAACCAGAAGTCCTCTAACATCGTCATAAACTTACGATCGTCGCGTACTTCGCCTGTAGCAGCGTCATACACCAGCTTATTCTTATGTTTGACCATCATGTCTCGAAGATACTGTTCTGCCTTCATCTTTGGCAGATTACCAACGTCAATATAAAAAATTCGACGCTCTGGTGCTCTTGCTAGTCTGTAAATTACAGTTGCATCTTCGAGCATTCTTAACTGGTTGAGAGGCTTAACTGCCTTGTGTAAATGGCCAAGGATCATGTTGTTGCGAGAGTCCATTAAACCACTATGAATATGGCTAATACTATCTACTGCAATCTTAATGCCTTGAGTAGCAGAAGAAGTAATGCCCTTTGGATTGTAAAGGTAGTATTCTTTCTGCTCTTTATTGTAAATTGTAGCGCCAGTACGAGGATCCTTAGACTTTACCTTTTCTCGTACTTTACGAATCTTCCGTGGATCAATATACCTAAGTTCTCGAATACCTTCTCGTGGATCTTTGTCGTTAATAATAATGTGGTGATAGATTCTACCATCTACATACCAACGTCTAAAGATATCGTATCCTTTATTGCTAAAGTCCAGCATCTCAAGGATAGTTTCGAACTCTTCACGAATCTTGTTCTTAATAGAGTTTGGCTGCTTCAGATCATCCAATACAATCTCAATTGGGTTCTGATCATCCATTACAATTGCTTCGTTCACAACGTCTTCTACAGCCGAATCACATTCTGGCTGCATTGACATTTCACGATAGCGAGATACTAGTTCAGCTTCTGACTTAGCAGTTCCATCTAGGTCTACAAAAGTACCATAGGAACCACCAGGAGCTATCTCAATAGCACCATCGTCTTGCTGGGGAGGTACAAAGGTTTTCAGATCTTCTTTTTCTTCTTGATCTGCCCTTGTTATATTAAATCCGAAAAGTTGCACTATGTTGTCCTCAGAGAATAAAAAAGGAGGTCGAAATATTTATCGACCTCATCAAACACAGTGGTTACGTCATAGCGCGAATATTTTAGAAGCACCGTCAGAAAACTTGACAGTGATATTACCACCGTTAGGAAGGATTGGAAGGCCCGTAGCTGTATCAATGTAGGCCACAAGATTTGAATCTGCTTGTCTATCGCCGTCATTTTCTGCATCACCGGTATTGTGATACAAAATTAATGCTTCACAGTTAGCACCAGTTACAAACGGGAACTCAGCATCAGCAGCATCAAAAACACCATCAGTAATTGACTTGCTAGCCAAATTGGCCGTAGCAACTACGGCCGTGTTTGGAACGCTTGATCTATACTGATGTGAAGCACTAAAGGTGTAGACGTCCGTGTCTATCAATGCGATTGTGACTACATTAGATGACAAATTTAGTTCACCGCCAAGCAAAGACTGCTTAGCTTTTGTATAAAGCTGATTAGCCATCTAACTACTCCTCTTAGTTTACAGCAGCTTCCTGGTGCTCCCACCAGTCGTATGCAAATGTAATTGTAAATTCCTCAATCGCTTCAGCTTCCCAAGCAAGATCAATTGGTGATACTGAAACTGGATACAAGCCATCAAACTTGTATGTTTGAATTACACCACCTTCTTTGCTGTATTGCTTGACTTGTGCTTGAGCCTTGTACTGTTGAGGATTAGTGCCATATTGATTAAGGTTCTCAGAATGGTTATTAATCCTGTGACTCCAGTTTTCCATTGCGTTGCGGATCTTAAAGTCTTCGTCGTTCATTACCGTTACAGTCCAATCATCAAACGTGCGGTTACCAGCAAGTTTGACCTGACGACCAAAGTAAGGAACAATTACAGTACCCAGTGATGAAGCAGGCATTTGACCTGCACGTACCATGAAGGGAGACTTAGAGATCAAATCGCCACCATTAAGGACACCGCCCTGTGGTTGAAACAATTGGATCTCGAACAGAGAGGGACGAGCCCCTCCCTGTGCAAGCTCACCCCTAAAGGTGTTTACGTTAAAAGCCATTGTTATTCTCCTCTACCTTGTATTATCCGAACTGACCTACGACTTCTTCGAACTCGACACCAGTTCTAACAGCAACAAAGTTGAGCTGAATAAAGTTGATCGAGCGGGCTGGTTTGACGTAAATGTCTCCGACAAACTCATTTCGATCAATAATTTCTGGAGTGTTGTTTGTTTCGTCACAAACTACTCGGAAATCAGTGATACCTCGTCGACCCTGTACATCTCTCAGGAAGGGCTCAACCAAATTGACAAACTGTGCTCTTGTAAATTCATCGTTGAATTCGAACAGGCTTTGTCTAGCTGCGATTGCAATTGCCTTTTCAAGGACGATAAACAATCGACGTACGTTAATGCGATCAAATGCACTTGGGTGACCAAGCAACGTCTTATCACCAAACAGGATTGTGCCTTCGCCTGGGAATGTCGTTACTGGGTTGACACCATTCTTATACAGTTGATCTCGCTCAGTCTTATTAGGGTTAAATGCAAGACTTACTACGTTCTTAATTCGACCTCGAGTAAGACCGGCTGGCGAGTACCATGGATCTCGTACTTGATCTGTGCGAGCCATTGTACCAGCGGTATCGCCGTTCAATGGTACCCAACGGTACTGATCGTTGTACTTATCGTACTGATACTTGTAACCGCTATCCAGTACTGCATATGAGGTTGATGGAAGAGTGTTTCTAAACTCGATAATATCATCAATCTCTGCAGAAGTATAAGAAGTATTGTTAACTACATCAGCCTGTTCAGGTGAAATACAAACTACACAGTCTTTTCTGTACTCAGCAATATTGTTGATCAAGTGGATTGCAGTAGGTGAAGTAGATGATCCCCCAAGAAGCAAGGAAATATCAACTTCCTCAGAGCTCTTAAACAGATCGTAAGCCAGCTGATATTCACCTGATGTGCCAGCAATTCCATCAGAGCCGCTAGCTAGTGAGTTAGTAATTGGAGTATTACCACCACCAAATGCTGTACCGGTTGCAGAAGAACCCGCACTAGTTACGCCAGACGGGTGACCTGCCCACCACAAGTAAGATGAACGACGGTTCAGTGCTTCTTTGTAGTAGTTAGATGATCCATCTTCATTCTTAGCATCCGATGCCTTGGAAACAGCATCAAATACTTCAATAACCTGACCTTTAATATTGGTCCATTCACCATCTTCGTCAACAACTACAATGTGCATTTGATCGTTACGACCTCCGCGAGTAGTTGCAAACGGTGAAGTACCAGGAGCAGCAGTTACAAAATCATAGTACTCCCATCGACGCTTAAGAGCAGTAACAGCATTTACAGTGTTACCAGAGTAGGAAGTAGTTAATACAACAGAAAGACCATCACCTGCTACAGATGATACCTTGTAAATATCTTTATCTGGTCCAACCTGAAGTAAATCCCCTGCTGAAATTACAGCAGCCTGGTTTGCAGAGAATGTAACACCGTTGTTACCATTTACTGCTGTGTAGGTACCAGACAATGTAGATTCAAAAGCGGTGTTACTTGGGCAGATTGAATACTTGAGTGAGTTACCAAGTGCACCCGGATACTTAGCTATGACATCACCACCACCAGTAATTCCTGATGAATAGTTGGCATTGTAGTCTTCTTCACTCTTTACAAGAATAATAGAAGCATTAGCATTAGCGTTAACCAGGTTTGTGTTGTTGATACGTACCAAATGAAGTGTATCAGAGTATGCTAAGAAGTTAGCAGCTGTAAAGAAATCCTGAAAGTAAGTTCCGTTTGGCTTTTGGAACTGACCTACAAGCTGAGCTTCGTTGCTAATAAGAACACGTTGCTCAACTGGAC